TACACCGCATGAGAAAGACATTAACATTAGAGATACCTACGAGTTGGAAAGATGTAACACTTAAACAATACCTAGCGTTACAAGCCGATTTGGAAGCATATAGAGATGATGAAGAAGCACAAATTGCATTAACGTTACATCACCTATGTGGATTAGACCCGCAGTATCTAAAGAGTTTATCAGTTGAATCATACAATAGAGTAAAAGCAAAGTTAAATGAATTTACTTCACCTGAAAGTATTGAGTTAACACAATTCGTAACAATAGATGGAAAGGAATACGGCTTTGAACCTAACCTATCTAAAATGTCTTATGGTGCTTACGCAGATATCACACAATACGATACACTAAACATAGATAAGAATTGGGGAAAGATAATGAGTATCTTATATAGACCTGTAACAAAGAGACATCAAGAAAGATATGAGATAGAACCATATAGTGGCGATATCGATGAAACCAAATGGTTAGATGTTGATATGGATGTTCATTGGGGCACCCTGTTTTTTTTTGTTCATTTGCAAATGGACTTACTGAAAGGTATCCTGAACTCTTTGAAGGAGGAGGAAATCCCACCCAGCATGAGGTCAATTTTAGCAAGAAGTGGAGAGCTTATTCAACTATCATTGAACTTGCCGATGGCAAAATTAAAGAAATAGATGAAGTGGTGAAAGAACCATTAGAAAAATGCCTATTATATTTAGCTTTTAAAGCTGACAAATCACAATTGGAAGGAATACTACATAAGGAAGCGATGAAATCTATATCAGCATCCAAATAGTTCTACCATTTTTACATTGAACATTGTTAAAGTAATAAACATTATTTATTATGCCTTGGTCAAATAGTAGAAATGGTGCGTTGAGATATTCCGTTAATAGAGAGAATAATTCTGGATATTACATCGGGCCAACACGCGGATTGAGTTCTCCAAAGAATAGTAGGAGAGCTTGTTTGTGTCTTAACGAAGATACATACGATGTAAAGTGTTGCCAAGGTGCATTAATGCAGCAGGGTATTGGAGTAATTGAATCACCAAATAGAACTAAAGGTGGAGCATTCTCTGATGGTTACTCTGATGGATTTGATATAATATTAGATTAAAATAAAAATATAACATGGCAGAATTATCAAAACAAGCCCTGAGGGTTGAAAATAATACCGAATTTCCGAATAACAATAATGGTCAGATTACACCATCACGTTTAAGAGGATTCAATGAAGATATGATTGACTCATTAGTAGATGAGATATCATATAACGCTGATAGTGCCAGTTGGAATGCACAAATAGCAGCATTAGACCCATCGGGTTCTGCTGGCTCAATATCTGCATTAAATGCTTTCACTGCATCGCAGTTGATTGTAAATAGTGGATTAAACGCAAGTACTGCATCACAACAAACACAAATAGATTCTTTAACTGCGGCTACTGCATCTTATGCAACATCTGCAATTACTGCAAGTTCATTAGTAACCGCATCATTTGATAACGGAACTCGTAACTTAACATTTACAAAGGGAGATGCAAGTACATTCGCAGTTAACATACCTGATGTAAGCGGAAGTAGTGGTAACTTTGTAACTACATCTTCATTCAACGCATATACTGCATCTAATGACCAAAGAGTAAGTTCTTTGGAAGCTAATAGTGCATCAGTTAATACATCTATATCTGCATTAAATACATTTACTCAATCTGCAGACCAAAGATTAGATTCTATCGAAGCAGTGAGTGGTAGCTGGATAACTGAATCCGAAACAGGTTCATTCGCAACGACAGGTTCAAATACATTCACAGGTATTCAAATATTCACTTCGGAAATAACTGCAAGTAATACTTTGGTTAATGGTGATTTGACTGTTTTTCCAAACACATCAGTTAAATTAAACGGAAACGTAGATATTCAGAACTACTTATATGTAGGTGCTGGACAAACTATGGGTTCGCCTACAGCCGCTATCACATGGTTAGGTAGTGGAAGTATAGATGGAACATTCTCTGCTTCAGTAGATGCTAGAATAAACGCAATTACTGGTAGTGGAACTACAAATACAGGCTCATTATTAGTAACTGCATCAGCAGCAGGTTCAACTATTACATTTACAAAAGGAGATGCATCTACATTTAGTGTAAGTGTAGATACTGGTAGTGCAGGAACAACAATATATGAAGTAGTATATACGGGTGAGAATATAACTAAAGGAGACCCATTATATATTTCGGGCTCACAAGGTGCTAACCCAATAGTATATAAAGCAGATGCAAGTAATCCGGCTAAAATGCCTGTAACATTTGTATCGGCTGAAACAATAGCAGCTGCAAGTACAACTGAAGCAATAGTATTAGGTTTAATCGAAGGAATTGATTTAACTGGCTATACTGCAGGACAAGAGATATATGTAGCAGAAGGTGGTGGATGGTCTACATCTAAACCATCAGGCAGTGCTTCAATTACACAATTATTAGGTGTAGTAACTAAAGGTGGTAATGGTGGAAAAGGATTGGTATTAAACCCAGGTCCTGCAACATTACCAGGTTTAGATAATGGATATATGTGGGTAGGTGGAGCAAACAATCAACCTACTGAAATAACTACTGCATCATTCGCAACAACAGGCTCAAACACCTTTACAGGTAATCAAATAATTACTGGTAGTGTTTATATTAGTTCATCAGCGGCAGTAGATTTAAGAGTAGAAGGACAAATATTCGTTTCTTCATCTGCAACAGGTGGAACAACTGCACCAAGGATTACAGTATCTGGCTCTGCAGGAGTAACTCGAATCAATAGAAATAATATTACTATTACTGATGCAACTGATGAGGGTGGTATGTTTCCATCAACATTATATACAAAAGATGCAGCAACTTTTGATGAAATTGGATTTACGGTAGACCCATCTGTATTCTCAATTAGTGGGTGGTCAACTGGCCCCGCAATATATGTTAACAATGATGCATTAGATACTTATCCTGCTGTAATTGGTTTCCAAAATAAGGCAAACTATACCGATGGTAGAGTAGCAGTATTAACTCCATTAAGTGCAAGTGCAGGATTTACTGCATCACTACAAAATGGATATGCATGGGTTGGTAATTCATTAGGACAAAATACTCAAGTAGCAACCTCATCATTTGGTAGTACAATAGATACAGGTAGTTTCGCAACAACAGGCTCTAACCAATTCAATGGTAATCAGACTGTTAACGGATTTGTATCAGCATCTAATGGATTCTTTGCAAACGATAACACAACTACATTAACTGTTGGTGAAGGTTCTAACATTCGTTTTGTTAGTGGCTCAAGCTACTACAACGTACAATTAGTGCCAGGTGTTGGAGATATGGCATTTAGTAGAGATGGTGTAAGTAATGTTAAAACATTTACATTAGCAGGTGCTGCAGGTAACTCTACAACATTCCAAAACAATAGTGTTGAGATTCAAAGTAGTGTTCCATCATTTACTGTTAACGCAGCAACACAATCGTATAGCGGTAGTGGTAATATTGCATTTACTTCTAACAATTGGACTTTAAGTTCACTAACTTCTCAATTTGCAACAACTGCATCATTTATTGGAAGTGTTAGTGTTACTGGTCAAAGTGGTGGTGATGGTAGAGCAATAATGTTAGGACATAGTGGCTCATTGGTATTAGCTAATAGTTCTATTACTAACACATACGCTTCATTAGCACATATAAGTTCATCAGCAGCAAACGCAAATACGAACTTAATATTCAAATCAAATAACAATACAGCTGATACAATCATATCAAGCAGTGCAAACATATTCGTAAATCCATCAGCACCAACTTCAGGATTTAAAAGATATCTGACTGGTGGTAATATTGCAATTGGAGGTAGTGGAGCAGGATTTCCACAAATATCAGGCTCTATGGCTTGGTCACCTACTATTGCAAATAACGTATTTGCTAACTCTTCAACTCCTATAACATATAGAGGACCTGTTAGTGCATCAGCATCTACAATAAATAATAACTTATTCGCAGGTGGAACAATCAATTTAGGACAATCCGCAACAAATAACTTTGAGAGACAGCAGAACGCCTTAACTATGAATGGTAACATTTTAGGTGGAACTCTTAATGCAATTGCAGCTAAAACTCCATTATCTGCATCATCAACTATTGGTAATAATGTTTTAGTTGGTTCGATGACACTTAATATGGATAGTTCATCGGTAAATGCAAATGGTAATATGATTAATGGTGGCCTTACCATAAATAACTCATACTTACCAGGAACAATAAATTCGACTAGTGGATTCGTTGGATTCAATACGAGTAACGTAAATGGTGGACTAACGGCATATTTTTCAGGCTCCAATACATCATTTACAGGCACACCAAGAACTATAAGTAACATTTTAAACGCAGGAGGAGGAAACGTAATATCTGCATCATTTAATGGAGATAACTCTTCAGTAAATAGTTTAGGTTTAATCGGACAAGGTCTATTAGCATATGGTAACCAAACAAGAGCAGCAGCTGCAACTGATGCAACTTGGGGTGGAGCATTCGTAGGTAGATGGAACGCAATTAATGGTAATAGAGCATACACCGCTGATACTGTATTTGCAGTAGGTACGGGTACTGCTGAAGCAAGTAGAAAAACTGCTTTCTTAATCGATTCTGGCTCTAACACATTTGTAGAAGGAACATTAAATGTAAGTGGTAGCACTTCATTGACAGGTTCATTCAGAGCAAACATACCAACTGCATCAGCAGAGAGCCAAGTAAACTTATTCAATTGGGCACCATTTGTGGGAGCAAATGGTACTACATATACATCAGCAAACTTCTCATTACAAGATTACGCTTCATCTAATATAGACCAGCAATTTGTAATAGAATATGCTAACGCAGATTTCCAAAAGTACACCGGATTCGTAGTAGGACCTACAACAGCAGGTTCTAAATTACAATTCTCTGTAAATACGGGCATCGGTTATGATTTCGATGAGATATCATTAACTGATAATGGAAATAATACATCAACTGCTTTAATTAAATCGGACACGAATATATTAAGAGGAGCTACACAAATAACAGGTAGTTTATCAGTATCAAGTTCGATTTCAGTTCAATCAGGCTCATATACTGGAAACGTAGTAACTAATATAACGCCTGTATCATCATCGTTACAACCTGTGTTAAACATAGTAACAATGACAAGTGCAGAGTACGCATTAATTACTCCGGATTCACAAACACTATATGTAATAGTATAATATGATAAAATTAGGAAATAGCGGGATATTATTAAAGGTAGGTAGCCAGGATGTGCAATCAGCATATCTTGGTTCTACTTTAGTTTATTCTGCTTCCACAACAACAACGAGTACTACAACAACTACTACATCGACTACATCTACCACAACCACAACTGCAAATCCAATACCATCAGGTGCATACGCATTCTATGATTTTGGAAATGTAACATCTTATCCAGGTTCAGGTAGTACTGTATTCGATATAAGTGGAAATAGTAATAATGGTACATTAGTAAACTCACCAACATTTAGTTCAACTTTTGGTGGTGAATTAAGATTAGATAATGCTAGTTCTCAAAGAATAGATTATTCAGCATCATTCACACCTGATACATCTGTTGTTGTTATTTGGAAAAACGTAGATTCAACATTCTCAAAAGATACAGGTTTTCCAGATGCAACATTTGCATATGGTATTAAGTACGCACCATTAGCAGCAACTAAAGGATATACACCTATATTGATGAGTAATTTAGGTGTAGGTAATACATACTTTGATGCAGAAGTAACCGCAACTGATATTACACAATGGCATCAATGGGGATGTGTTGTAACATCATCAGGAACAAGCTCAACTGCAACTAACTATTTAGATGGAAATGCTTCTTCTGCAACTGAAACTAAATCATTTGATAGAAGTGGAACATCGGGTAGCGGAACTGCATATTTAGGATGGGATAGTGCAGTAGGTGATAGATATGCTAATGGATATTTAATGGCTTATTTACAATATAATAGAGCGTTAACTACATCTGAATTGAATAGTATATACACATATTATTCAGCTAGATTTGGTGGTGGTACAACAACTACTACAACTACTGCAGCACCGACTACAACGACAACAACAACAACCGCAGCTCCAACAACGACTACGACTACAACAGCTGCACCGACAACAACAACCACAACTCTGGCTAACGCTTGTTACAACCAAACAACTGTTACCTTTACATCAGATGATAACGTAAACTTTAGGTTTGGTTATACTTCATGTGATGGTACTCAATCTACATTAGGTGGAAGTACTCTAACGCCGGGTTCATTTACATTTGATAGTTCTTATTGTATAAGAGCTGGTGAAGTGGTTGCTGCACCTTTGGGTGAAGGTACTGTGGTAACTGGCGTATCGCAAACTAGTCAATGTGGAACTTTCACAACAACCACAACGACTACAACTGCCGCACCTACTACAACGACTACAACTGCAGGACCGACTACAACAACAACTACAACTGCAGCACCGACAACAACTACAACTACTTTAGCTAGTTTTACAGTTGAATATTATTTAGTTGCTGGCGGTGGCGGTGGAGGCCGTTTAGGTGGAGGCGGTGCCGGTGGCGGTATTGTTTCAGGCTCTGCTACAATTGTGCCAGGTGTAGTCTATTCATTAACAGAAGGTGCAGGTGGATATACAGCTCAAAGTGGTAGTGCAACTACCGCATTTGGAGTAACTGCAATAGGTGGAGCAGCTGGCGGTGGAACTAATGGAGCTGCTACATCGGGAATGGCTTATGGTGGAGGTGGTAGTGGTAATACAGATACATCAATACAAACAGGCTCGATAGGAGTATATGGATATAATGGTGGTGATGGTAGCTTCGCATTAGATACAAATGGTGGTGGAGCAGGTGGAGCTGGTGATGGATTTGATGGAGTAAGCGGAAGTTCAGGTAATGGTGGAGTACCTCTTTATATACCATACTTAAATAATAATGTACAATTATATATGAGTGCATCTTCAGGTGGTGGTGGAGCAGCAACCTTAACATCAACCAGAGGAGAAGGTGGTACATTAGATAGTAGTACCGGATTAGGTAATGGAGGAGTTTATAATTCAGTTGGACAAGATGGGTTTTGGCCGGGCGGTGGAAGTGGTGGACATAGTTCTAATGCAACAACAATTAATAGATGGGGAGCAATGGGATATATACAATTTGTATATGATGGACCAATAAAAACTAATCTAGCCATAACAGGTTCAGGTGCAATACAAAATTATAACTCATCTGTTGATAAGACTTATGTAAGATTGATTCCTCCAGTATCCCCAACAAATGGTAGTAGTTACACTTGGACACTACAATATGGATAATTTATTAAAAAAATTACAACTTTTTAAATAACCAATGTTAAATAACTAAATAACAAATTTATTATGAACGCAAAACAAGTCCTAAATAAGATAATGACCCTTTTAAGTAAAGATGAAGTGGCATTCACTTATGCTAGATTAAAAGATGGAACAATCGTAGAATCAGCTACATTCGATGTAGGTGAAGATTTGTTCGTAGTTTCAGAAGATGGAACTAAAACACCAGCTCCAGATGGCGAGCATGAGTTAGCACTTAAAGATTCAGAAGGTGAAGAAACTCTATTGAAAGTTATCACTAAAGACGGTAAAATCGTTGAAAGAGAGAACGTAGAATTAGAATTAGCAGATGCTGAAACTAAAAAAGTAGAAGATTTACCACAAACTAATGTTGAAGAAGAAGCTAATATCGTTAAAGACATCAAATCTCCTGCATCTGATGATAAAGGTTTAAAACCATCTTCTATGATGGCTGAAGTAACTGAAGAAGTTAGTGAAGATATGCCTGAAACTGATGGTGAGCCAATGGATGATGAAATGCCATCTATTGAAATCGAATTGAAAGATATGATTGACAAATTATCATACAGAATCGAAGAGATGGAAAAGAAGATGATGGAAATGGAGAAAGTAAAAGAAGAAGTAGTAGACAAAGAAGCAGACATTGAAGAAGAAATGGAATTACCTAAATTAGATGGTGCTCCTGTTGAAACTAAAATGAGTGCTGAAAAGACAGTTAAATTCGGTAAGAAAGTTGCAAATACGCAAGATAGATTCTTATCTAAACTTTATAAATAAAAATATTTTAAAAACAAGGTAAAATGAAAAAATTACAAAAATTCGCAGAGCCTCAAATTACTTCTACCTACGCGGGTGAATTCGCAGGTCAGTATATTGCAGCAGCTCTTTTGTCAGCTAGAACGCTTGACAACAAATTAATCACAATCCACCCTAACGTAAAATTCAAAGAAGTTTTACAAAAGGTAGCGGTTGATGGTATCGTACAAGACGCATCTTGTGACTTCGTAACTTCAGGTAGTGTAGTATTATCTGAAAGAATTTTAGAACCAAAAGAATTACAAGTTAACTTACAATTATGTAAGCAAGAGTTCGTAGATAGCTGGGAAGCTTTACAATTAGGATATTCTGCATTTGATTCTATTCCTGCTAACTTCAACGATTTCTTAATTTCTTATGTAGGTGGTAAAGTAGCAGAAGCAACTGAACAATCTATTTGGAGAGGTACTAACGTTAACGGTCAGTTCGAAGGTTTCCAAACTGAATTCTCTGCTTCTATCGCAGCAGGTGGAGCAACAGCAGTATTGGCAGCAAAGAGTGGCTCAGTAATCATCTCTGGTTCTGTAACTTCAGCTAACGTATTAGACAAATTAAATTCAGTAGTAAACACTATCCCTGATACTGTTTATGGTAAGGAAGATGTATTGTTGTATGTATCTACTGACGTAGCTAAAGCATATCAGCAAGCATTAGCAGGTGGTGCTATCGGTGCAAACGGATGGAACAACCAAATGAACGTTGGTGAAAAACCATTCAACTTCAATGGTATCGAAATCGTATTATGTCCTGGTATGAGTGCTTCTAAAATCGTAGCAGCTCAAAAATCTAACTTATTCTTCGGTACAGGTTTATTATCTGACCACAACGAAGTAAGAGTGTTAGACATGGCTAATTTAGATGGTTCTCAAAATTATAGAATCATAATGAGATACACTGCAGGTGTTCAGTTCGGTATCGGACAAGACATCGTTTACTACGGTGCATACTAATAAAAAAACTAATGGGGTGGGATAATACTCACCCCTATTTTAAAAATTTTAAACAATAACAGATATGTCTTGTAATTTATCAGCTGGAAGAAACGAAGTTTGTAAAGATAGTATCGGCGGCTTGGCTGGCGTTTACTTCTTAAACTTTACGACTGGTTCTTTCACTAAAAACGGAGCTGGTGAAGTAACTGCATTCCCTTCAGGAAGTACAGTATACTATTACCAATTAAAAGGAACAAGTGCATATACTGAAACTGTTAACTCATCTCGTGATAACGGAACAACTTTCTTTACGCAAGAATTAGTTCTTAATTTGAAAAAGTTAACAAACGAAATGACTACCCAATTAAAGCTTATGGCTTATGGTAGACCTCAAATCGTTGTTCACACAATGAACGGAGATGCTTTATTAGTAGGTGAACAAGAGGGTGCAGATGTAACTGCAGGTACAATTCAGACAGGTGCAGCAATGGGTGACCTTTACGGATACTCAATTACTTTCACAGGTATGGAGAAGTTACCAGCGGCTTTCATTAGTGGCTCTACAACAGCAAATCCTTTCGCAGGATTGGGTGCAAATCCAACTGTTGTTTACGGAACTAATAGCTAATCAGTATATTCACAAATATATTTAAAGACCCTTTCAGAAATGGAAGGGTTTTTTATTTGCCAACTATTTTTACTTTTTAGGATGTTAAATATAGAAGAACATAAACTATTACGAGATAATGCTTACCTATTTTATATCAGGCAGTAACGGATACACAATTAGAACGAGTCAAACTACCTCTAATGCATTTACAATGTCATTACAAGATATGTTAACTCAAGTGAATTCTACTGCTTCAATCGTATCCCAATCATACAACCAATGTGAAAGCATGGCTTCGTTTACTGCAAGTATAAGTGGAGCATATGTTGGGCAAGAGTTCAGAGCAACATTAACAAATGGTGTTTCTGAATTATGGAATGGTAGTATTCAAATATTTGGTTCACAATCAGTATCTAAACCTGAATACATCAACCAAATACCAATCAACTCTGGCTCAATATCAGCGGATAGCAGTAACGAATATATTATAATGAACTAATATGAAGAAAGAAGTAAATTTCAATGTTTTCAATGTAAGCGGTAACAACTCTTTGCCAGTAGTTACTGAAGA